CAGTTGTAACAGTTGATGTATACAAGTTATCCACAACCACGTTATCCACAACCACGTTTGAAAACGGCCACAGAGAAGATGAATCTACAGTTAAGGTAGATGCGTTCTGGGAAGCGTTGGAAGTTATTGTGATACTAATCGTATCTCCAAGTGTTTGAGGCCGAGGCGGAGGCGCGGCCGGTGGAGCAGGTGGTGCTGCTACAACAGGAGGCGGGGGAGCAGGGGCTGGCTCTGGGGACTTCAACGGTGGCTCATCAACCTTTTGTGTTGGAATTGCTGGCACTCCAAACAACCAATTACTCATTTTTTGAAATAAAGTCATAATATCTCCTCAATAATCTTCTGACTTGCTTAACAACCTACTAAAATTTTTTGAACGCAATGTATTATCTAACTGTTTCATTAATTTGCGATCTTGCTGAGTCCGTTGATATCTATAATAATGCCTAGACTCTTCATCCTTATCCCAAGTGGACTGTGTGGATGGTTTACGCTTCTGTTTGGTCACTTTGTTTCTTACTCCTCGTTTCAATAAGACCTGGGAAAGCTGCGTTTACAAGACTCGCATTGATACCGGTATAAGGAATTTTCTTGTCCTTGACACTACACATAAGTTTAGCATCATTAGGATCGAGTCCTTCAAGAAATTGAATGAAAAGTTGTTCGCGTTTAACGGGATGCATAGTGGGATGATCGCCGTTTTTAACAAAAAGATTGAACTTGCGTGTTTCTTGGAACAAGCGTGCTTCTTGATCGAGATATTCGCAAGGTTTGTATGGAGGTACACCACGCGGTAGTAACCACTCGACGCGGTAGTCAAGAGCGTATTGAAGAACAGCACGCATCGTCACGCTGTCGTTTTGTTGTAGGAAAGCTACTTTTTCTTTTGTTGTACCGAGCTTTGAGCAAGCTGCAAGAAGTTCAGAGATGCTATATTTCATAGTTAAAACTCACCAATATGCTCCATGAGCATTTTCATTTTATGTTGGATAAAGTAATTGAAGATTTTATCACGTGGCTTGTTTGCCTGGGCATGATACTCAGCAACAACGTTATTGCGAATGTTTTGTGGGATATTACGAAGATCAATCAGCATACTGTTACGGTTCCAGTTGCGCTTGATTTCTTCAGGAAGAGTATCCCAATCAGCCCTGAGCAGATCATTAATCTTTGTCTCTCTGAGAGGTTTTTGACGTAACCCCTCAATAATACAATTGTCTGGTGAAAGTACATTCGGAATTCCGTCGCCCCGATCACCGCTAAGAACCAACTCTTTGATAAACTTGTCAGGGTTAGAAGACACAATTGCTTTCTTCCTGACCGGATCATATTGCGTAACATTACCAAATCGTTGGAGTTGAACAAAATCCTTATCTCCACTGAGAATAAGGATGCCATTGTTGTTATTTAGTACTGATCCGAATTCAAAACATAATGTACCAATAACGTCATCTGCTTCCGCACCTTCTACTTGAATAACACGATATGGGAAGTTATCTTTCAGTTCTTGCTTAACAACGTTAAGAGTTTCAAACAATGCGTGCCAATCAATATTTGACTTTTCGCGATCGGCTTTACGGTTTCCTTTGTAGGCGGGAAAGTATTCACGCCGCCAGTATTTTCTGTCATCACACGCAATAATGAGCTCACCATACTCGGTAGCGTATTTTGTTTTTAACGAACGGATTGTATTGATAACCATATGTCTGACGAGATCAGGCTGGATTGCATCAGTGTGCGCGCCAACTTGCGTCATAATATTAGAAATCATTACTTGTGAAAGATCAAGAAGAATCATAATAGTAAAATTGAGAGTTAATACTTGTAGAGTTTAACCTCTTTTTTATGAAAAGTCAACCGATTTTGTAATGAAACATTGGTTGTGGGAACTTCCGGCTATCGACAGTTGAATGTCGCTGTTTAAGCATTAAAAGGATGTCTCGCCACACGCTTGTAACCCGTTCCCATGAGTAACGCATTGTAGCATATGCACGTGTTATGTTTGTAACATTTTCAAGGACTTCGCGGTCTGAAGCTCCAATCACATGATCGAGGTGGTTGTATAAAATGTGAGCGTGTTGGTTTTTTTCCTCATGCCATTGATACATCATTGTTGTACCACCGGACGTCTCGAACAAAGCAGCGTAGTTGGGATGAATACAAATACATTTAGCACTCATTGCCTCCATCAAACTAATGCATGAGGTTTCCGCCCAAATGGAAGGATATGCAAACACGTGTGATTGCGCTACAGCTTTACGCACTTCTTCGTTTGAAACAACCCCGTGATAGTTAATTTGTTTGTGCTCACGACACTTTTCAAACAATCCTTCATACATTTCATCGCGCTGAGCCCATCCGTAAATTTTAAAGCTAGAAAATACATCTAGTTCAATGTGAGGATACTTTTCTGCTAGTTTTTCAAAAACAGGGACAAGGATTTCTAAACCACGATGCGGAGTCGTGTGGTATATAATTTTGAATTTGTCTGTCGGCTTGTCAATAAGAGCTTCGTCAATTGGATCGCATGCATTTTCAATGACAACAAACTTGCTCCAGGGAATACCGTAATAGGCAGCAAACTGCTGCATTTGCCAATTTGATACACATACGAGGAGATGGAACTTCTCATAACCGCCGTTTTTCAAGTGTTCGCATTCCGGATCACCAGGCAAATCGTGCAACCACAATACTCGAATTTTCGTCTCATCCAGCTGACGAACGCGAGAAGGAATAATTTGAAAGTCTTCAGTGAGGGACGGATCTAGTCTTTGCTCAAGACCAATCCTCATCAGCTCTGTGCCGCCCTTTGAATTTTCAGAAATTTCGTTAACATCAAATCCCATTTTTATAATGTTCCCATGTCGAATTAATAATATCTCTCAAAGAATACTTATAAGAGAAACCTGTCTGTCTTATAAAAAGACCCGGATCAGCAATTAGATATGGCGCATCACCGGGGCGCCGTGGACCAAAAACATACTGAACAGCTTGGCCAGTATGCATTTCAAACTGCTCAATCATTTGCTTAACTGAAACCCCTCTACCCAAACCCAAGTTGAACGTACCAAAATGTTCTCCTTCTACTGTCCAGATCATTGCTTCGCAAATGTCCACTACATGGACGTAATCCCGTACACACGTACCATCAGCGGTGAGATAGTCATTTCCATACACAGTCGTTAGTGTGTCAGAAAGCACATTGCTACACAGACGCGAGAGTAAGTGTGTGTCTTCTGCCTCTTCGCCAAGATGTTTATACGATCCTGCCACATTGAAGAAGCGGAACGTTGTTGTGTTTATACCATACTTCTGTGCTTGGTACAACGCTTTTTCACAGAGCATCTTACTTGTCCCATAGATGGAATCCTGTGATGTAGTGTGACTAAACTCACTCAGTGGTTTGCTATGTTTACCGTACACATCTTGCAATTGATACACAGCGGCGGTGCTTGCAAAAACAAAATGCCCTTTCCAACCAGCTTCAGCTAGTTTATGAAGAAATGTTATTGTTTTTGCGGTGTTGTTTTCCAAGTAACGTAGTGGATCTTCCGCGTCTGGGCCTACCGTGCTTGTTGCAGCCAGGTGAAAGATTACGTCTACGTTATAGAGAAGAATGTTATGAATAACAAAGTCGTGATCAAACGATATGCGAAGATTACGCACAACACTTTTAGGGTCGGGCGCAAGGAGATTGTTATCACATCCTAACACACGATGATCTTTTTCACGAAGTAACTCACAAAGGATCGATCCGATAAACCCGGACGATCCAGTCACTAGCGCATTCATGGTTCAGTCCACGACTCCGTCTTCATTACAGCAGGCTTACTGTCAGCTTCCGATGACGATTGAAATGTATTCATACGAGACACGCGGTTGCGTAGCTCCGTACTACTAAATCTATGTGTTCTGCTGTTAAAATAAAAACTAATTGCGAGATCTTCACATTGTTGTTTGCCTGTGAAGTCTTTGTTTCTGTATTCCTCGCCGAGAATACGAACATCAATAGGTAAGAACTGAAGCAAATCAATCAGATCTTGCTCTGTACTGTAAACAATAATTTCATCAACAAACCGTACAGCCTTCAGTTGAATGTAACGCTCAACGACTGTTTGAATTGGTTTATTTTTTACAGTAGGTCTATCAATGGTTGGATCTGTCTGCAGACCACAAATCAAATAATCACACTGTTGTTTAGCTTCCTCGAGCATGAGAATATGACCAGCGTGCAATAGGTCAAATGTTGAGCACGTAAACCCAACCTTCAAATGATTTCCATTTTTTGTTATCATAGTTAATCTGTTGCTATATCAATTTCAATCTTTGTTACAGAATCATAGCGAAATGAACGCCACGCTCCTTTATCTATATCCCAAACAGGACACACCTCATCATTTTGTTCCTTCACGCGGTCTGTTGTCTTTTCATGAGGAACAACAACACTTTCTTCAAGGGTACAATTCATTATTCGAATGGATCCATCTTTTTTCTGGAAATGTACACGAATAGGACCAAAGTGCATCATATCCTTAATCCACTTACGAAACGCAGTACGTTCTACGTCATTTGCTTTTTTGTAGTATGTTTCCGTAACCGCGTGTGTTTCAATACCATGTGTCATATTATGCTCCAAATAAAAAAAGGGACCGAAGTCCCTTTATTATACCTTAATCTATAAGGTCAGACAAGGCCCAAAGAAGCTGCACGATAACCAGCTGCAACAATGCTGGAACGTGGGGTACCGAGGCGGAATTTCGTTGTCTCGCGACCCTTTGTGTCAACGCGCTTGTTTGCATAAATGGACATGCCATCTTCCAAACGGAGCATGCTTACAACTTTTGTAGGGGAAGCAATCTTGAACTGAGCACGGATCTGCTTAGAGGTGAGTTCTGCGCCGTTCAAAAAGGCTTGAGCGAGTTTACTTTTTTGCGACATAATAAAAGTCCTTTCAAATTAAAAAAAACCTGATCTCTCAGGGTTGCGGGATCATACAACAAAAAAACTGACTAGTCAACGAGTTATAACTTTTTTTGGCGTATATGCGTCTTTAGCCAATTTCAAAGTCCTTTGACCGACACGGACAACATAAAAATGCTTTCCTTCGATCTCATCTTCGTTAATTAAGTCACCTACAATTTGTTCATTGTTCAAACGGTTGAACAGAACAAAATTTGGTTTAACAACAAATTGACGCTGTTTCATAGCAATACCTTACCGGCTACAATTAATTACAGATACGCATCTTACTGCTTGTCATAGTAAAAGTCAACAATCAAACGTGAAAACCGTATCTAAACAACAATCTTCTTTCCATTTGATCATTTGTCACGCCTTGTCGACTGTGTAAAGTAAGGTCTTGTGAAAACAACATTATATCACCAGCGCGCCACTGATGTATGTACTGATATTGTGGTTGAAGAATTCGTCCCATAATAAATTTTTGTAATTGTTCATCTCCATCATATGAACCTGTATTGAATAATTGCTTCAAAACATTGAAGTTAAAATACAGACCCTTGACTGTGTTTGTTGCGTTTGTCATTATAAGAGGAAACGAAAACTCCAAACTGCCGTTTTGGTTTATTTGACTTTTCAAAAGTAGATGTCGATTAAGTCCTGTTGCAGCAAAATCTTGCTCATCAGCTGGCGCTAAAAGCTCTGGATTAAAACGATAGTAACATTTTACTGGTGCACACATCTGTTTAACTTCATCGGGAAAATCGTTGTAAACAGATGGTGTGTGAATAAAACCCGTTGAGGACCCATTTGGCCGATTAGCCATTAACGACGTGCTATTGACGTGGTTTGGGCTCATTCTATCAGAATGCCATTTCAACTCACCAGCGGGAAACAAACCCGGCCGTAAGTTATGATACCGTTCACCGGTTACTCGCTGTACGGGAAACGGACGATCTGTATCCCAAAGAGATGGTTGTTTGACAAAACCATCAGGCCACAATTCTTTTTGAAAGCTGCTGTCAATGCCAGTCTTTATAATTTTTTGGCCATCTGGTGACATTTCACTATCATCATATATCACGCGGCCAACAAATCCATGAGCAAACCCATTGCATTTAGAAAGATCCGTAATTCCTTTTTCACTTATTTTTTCTACCAAACGAGCATAGTGAATTGGATTTTCATAGTTTTGACCACGAATCAAGACAAGCTGATGTTTAATGAATGTGTCTTTAACAAACTTATAGTCATTGTCTGTTGCACGTTCTAAATCAACGCCGACGATCTCCACACCAACAGGATCTAATCGTTTAACAATCATAAAATGTGTTTCCTGTGCACCCTGCAAATTATCCAATCATTATAGAACATTTCTGGATTTAGTAACACACCGCAGTCAAATTGCATTTTTGCTTCATAATAAGAGCACTCACCCTTGTTCTTACATAGTACAAGAATTTCTCTACGGAACTGTTCAGCACCCAGTGTTTCGACATCTTTTTGAACTTCTTTTGAACTACCGTAATAAGACTTCCAGTCGGAAGGAGCTAGGTATCTCTTTTTTTTGCCTTTAAGTGTTTTTGTCTTTTTAAACCAAAATAACTTTTTTCCAATATAAGCACGTTGTGTTTGATTGTTGGTTATTTTATATACAAATCCGTAATGATCTTCAGATGGCTGCTCGTATGGTTCTCCTTTATAAAACCACGTCATCTGTATACTAACGAATCGTTATCGTCATCCTCCAAACCATCATCCAACTCTTGTTCTGTGGCTTCTACTTCACTTCCACAAAACGGACAAAAGGAAACAGGATCAACAACATCATAAGGTGTATGGACAATAAATTCAGCATCACACTCGAAGCAAATGTGCGGTTCCGGTTCGTTCTCTATCATAATTCATCTCCTGTAAACTGTTCTCTGCATTATGCACAACCTGCGAAACAGGTATGTCATATGTAGTAGGATCAGTTTTTCCGAGAGAATGGAACCCCCACGCGCGCTCATGACAGCAGTAACACTTACCACAGTGACCTCGCGTTGGAGGCTGCTCTGTACAAGAATGCGAAAGTTTAAGAAGCTCTTGTTTACCGAGCAAGTAATAGAGCTCAATCGTTTGCCATTTTTCTAAGTGAACAAACGGTACATAATACCCCTGTCGCTTGATCCGATCAATAGTAGCTTGCTCAGTTACATTCCGTCCAGAAAATAACTTTGCGTTGGTACCGTTGAACCATAAATCAAAAAGGTATGATTGCTTTGCAAGCGAGAACATAGCCCAGTTATCGGCTGGAGCCATGTGATGATTTTTTTGTGGGATTGCTATGTTGGATGTGATGCCTAGACTTCTGCAGACAGTAACAGGATGAGAAGCTTCCCACCATCTCCGACCCACATACTGACCAGAAAACACAACGATGTTATTCGCGCCGTATCTATCAGCCAAAATAGCGGCTAGAAGCGTGGATTCCACGCCCCCAGACATTGATAGTGCAACTCGACCAGCTGGTGGAAAATGAGCGTCTAAATCGTATGTTGAGCCATCTTTAAAGGTTACGCTGCCTTCGCCCATATATCTTCCCATGATCCAGTAAGAGCTCCTTTAGCATAATCGGTTGCTCTATTTTCAAAAAAGTTTGTATGAGTGGGGGCATTAATCATTTCCTCCACCCAGGGGAGTGGATTCCTCTTTACTTTAAAGACACCCTTGAGCCCAAGACTGATAAGGCGTCTGTCAGCAATGTATTTGATGTAATGCTTAACATCATCAGCAGATAGATTTTCCATAGTACCCAGAGAGAAAGCGAGATCAATAAAACGTTCTTCCAATTCAACCATTCTCTCAGCAATTGTATAAATTTGTCCTTTGAGTTCATCATTCCATATATCCTTGTTTTCTTCAATAAATGTACGGAACAATTTAATCATCGACTCTGCATGCATCGTCTCATCAACAATTGACCACGTAACAATCTGTCCCATCCCTCTCATCTTGCCGTGACGTGGAAAGTTGAGTAACATAATGAAGCTAGAAAATAACTGCATCCCTTCTGTAAATGCAGAAAAGGCGGCAATTTGTTGAGCAATTGTTTGTTGGTCTTGGCCTGCTATCGAAAGGAAGTAATTGTGCTTTTCACGCATTGCTTCATACTCTAGAAACTGATTGTATGTCGTTTCAGGTAGTCCTAACGTTTCAATCAAGTGCGAGTAGGCGGCAATGTGTAGTGCTTCACGAGCTGCAAACCCAGAAAGCATCATGCGAATTTCAGGTTGAGGAAAGTGAGGCAAGTAGTTACGAACATAACCACCAGCAACGTCAATATCTCCCTGTGTAAAAAACCTGAAGATATGTGTAAGAAACTCCTTCTCGTTTTCAGCGAGTCTGTTCTTCCAATCTTTTACATCTTCAAGCATAGGAACCTCAGTGTGCAACCAGTGACTTTGTTCGTGCTTCAACCACGCATCATACGCCCAAGGATAATTAAACGGTTTAAAAGAGTTACGTTCATCGGTTAGTCGTAGTTTTCGTCTTGTAGCGTTCATTGTGCCCCTTGTTGTTTTAGTGTTTCTTGTAGTTGCTGTTTCGTTAGTACACCACCAATACGTTTAACAATATTATTGTTTTCGTCCAATACAATCATATGTGGTATACCTCTTATTCCATAGTATATTGCTGCTTCTCTGTTTTCATCAACATTAATGTGTTCAACATAGAAACCATGATCAATTTGATTTAATGTTTGTGTCATCTGTTCGCAACGGGTACACCATGGTGCTTCAAATTTTAGTAATCTCATTTTGCTATCCTTCGCATGCAAGACATACGTCACCATCAGCGACAGCTTTTAGATCGAGCTCTTGAATTACCAAGCGCTCAATCTTTCTAGAGACTTTATCAGCCTTTGCTAGCTTCTCACTTCTACAATAGTACATCGTCTTAAGGCCAAGCTTCCATGCAAGAAAGTGCACCGCATGAATATATTTCACATCGCTATCTGGCCTGAAGAAAACGTTAAGAGATTGTGCTTGATCAATGTATTGCTGTCGGTCTGCTGCGTGCTCAATGATCCAACGCTGATCAATTTCCATCGACGTCTTAAAAACATCCTTAGTCCAGTCATCGAGAAAATCAAGATGCTGCACAGATCCATCATTAGCGATAATACTAGACCATATTTGTTGATATTCTTCCTCGCCTTTTGGAGTGAGAGGGGAGTTGTCCGGTGAAAGATGAGCAAGTATCACTCGATCTAGATACTTGTTTTTGTTGAGGTGCGCTCCCGATAAAGTGTCCTGGCGGTACGCATTAGCACGATACGGCTCAATACTAGGACTGGTATTACCCATAATAATAGAAGAAGAAGCATTGGGAGCAACAGCCATGAGATGGCTAAAACGGCGCCCAGTGCTACGAGCATCAAGAGCTTCGCCTCTCTCTTGTCCCAATTGGAGATTGGCTTCATCGAGTTTTGTCCTAATGTGCTTAAAGATCTGGTTGTTGATTGACTTAGCAATCACTCCTTCGAACGGTGTATTTTGTTTTTGGAGGTAAGCATGAAAACCGAGAGCACCAACACCAATGCTCCGTTCACGCTCAGCACTAAATCTTGCGCGTGATATGCTGTCAGGAGCATTATCAATGAAATACTGAAGAACGTTATCGAGCATCTCTGCAACGTCCCGAAGAAAATGTTTGCTATCTTTCCAATCATCATAATACTCCAAATTAACGGAAGACAGGCAGCAGACAGCTGTTCTATCCTTATCCGTTGGTAAAATAATTTCACTGCATAGATTGCTTTGTTTAATACTTAGGCCCATGTCCTTTTGAAACTGTGGCATCATTCGATTGCTTGTATCAATAAAATGAAGATACGGCTCGCCCGTGTGCATTCTCAAATCAATAATCTTCTGCCAGAGCTCTTTTGCTGATACAACTTCTCTCACTTCACCGTTGTGAGGGTCTTTGAGTTCCCAGGAGTCATCAGCGCTTGGATCTTTCATACAGTTTTCTATAATTTGCATGAACGCGTCGGGAATATTAATCCCATGATGAAGGTTCATTGCACGCATGTTTGGATCGCCTGTCGGCTTTCGCATCTCTAGAAAAATATGAATGTCAGGATGGCTGATATCAAGGTAAGCAGCATAAGAACCACGACGTGTGCGGCCTTGACGGTAAGCGAGACTACTAGCGTCATAAGTGCGAAGATGAGGCATAACGCCCACAGACTTGTCGTCTGCTGATCTAATTCCGATTCCAATTCCAATTCCTCCACCGAGCATGCTCAGCCAATTAACTTCCGATAAAGTGTCAACCAAACCAGCCGAACTATCATGTAAGTATGGAAGAAAACAGCTAATAGGAAGACCGCGGGCACTGCGACCAAAAGAAAGAATGGGGGTAGAATAAGACAGCCAATGTTTACTAGCGTAGTCGTAAAGCCTTTGTGCATGTTCTTTGTTGCTTCCGAATTTTTCTGAAACAAACGCGAAGCGATGCTGTGGGCTAGTTTCGTCATCGCGCATGTAGGATTCTTGCAATCTTTTTGTGCCAAGTTGATCAAAGAGAGAGTCGCGTGAATAGTCGATCTCTATGCCTAGATATGTTTCGGGCATAAGTGAAACTCCAATTATTATTATTGTGATGAAAGCTGATCAGCAAGGGGAAAGATTTCTGCGATCACGCCAGCGCAGGCCCTTGCTATCTCCGAGTGCTCTTTCTGCGTTCCGTTTGCAGATCGGAGCTGTATATAGTGAATCCATGAGCGCAATGTTCCGTTCATGTACAGGCGCGATTCCATGAGTCCTTCCGGTAAAACAGCGCGAGCTTGTTCTTTTGCAATCCCTTTTACAATTGCCCATTCGTACGCGTTTTTTGCTTCGGTAATGACCCGCTGCTGCATTTGTTGCCATTGATAAGACAGCTGTCGATGTTGATCGTTATTCGCCGGATCGAGCTCTAGACTGTTTTGTCGATTATGTGGGTCCTGTAGACGAGCGTCTCGTAATACGAAATCCAGTTCCCTTGTGGGGTCCGCATAACGCTGGGAGAACTCCTGGAAGCTAAAACTTCTGTGGCGGAGTATCTGGCGGGCAATGTCTCTCGTTGTGGTAATCTCAAGGCAGGCTGAGACCATTTCGAGGGGGCTCCAGTGTGCGTGTTTGATGAGGTATCCGATGAGCTTCTCGGAAGTTTCCGTGTTATATTGGTTCGCTGGATTGCTGACACGTGCGCAGTATGCAATGAGCTCTTGGATATCATATAACCCTTCCGAAATAAGTTCTTTACTAGGTTTGCTATAGCTAATAATTTTTACGTTCACTTAAATAATCTCCTCAACCCAGTTTTCTGCCACATCTTCTGCATACCTACGACTATATTCCCACAAACTACGACTCTCAACAACTTTTCCGTCTACGAGAAAATCAACGCTGTATCCTTGCCATGCATGATAAATTTGTGCGGACCTTTTGTTACCGTCACCATAATACTCAGATAGAAATGTTCTCCCATCACTCACGTTTCGCATTTTTTCCATTGTGTTAACCTCATTTTTGCAAGCAGGTCACGGTATGTATGCTGAGCAACAACGCTGTGTATTTGCTCCGTCGACATTCCACCCCGCACCATATCGTTAATGTCTTTATGTACCATTGTTTCTGGCCAGATACAAACATTATAACCTAAGTTGATCGCTTTTTCAATGGCTGCAACAATATCTTTGTTACGTGGCTCATTGTCATAAACAATCGTAGTGTTATGTGGTTTGAGACCAATTTGTTGTGTTGTCTTATCCAAATGAGCACCACCCATTGCTAAACAGTTGTTGAGGAACATCGAATCAATTGGACCCTCAACAATATACACGTGCTCGTTCATTTTAACTCGGTCTAAACCATACACACGAGGTTTCTCCTCATCGAGAACAATCGTTATGTACCGTGGCTCAACATCAAAAAAAGCTCGGCCTTGATAACCAAACAAATTACCGCCTTGATCAACAAACGGAATGATCAACCGAGGGTCGTCCTTACCGATCTTTTCTGGATCAAACTTATTCGGTTTCAGCTTGTTTGTCCACGTTTTGAACTTTGGAGCATAAAATAATCTCGAATGAAACGGAGAAGGTATTTGTCGCGAAACAACATACTTCCGGGCCGGATGGTGTAACTCAAGCTGTGATATCTTACGCAAATCAGCAAGAGCGGTATACTTAATAAACTTCGGAGTGATAAACTTCGAGATGTCTGGCGTAGGTTCTACAATCCGCTCAGTCCCACCAAACTTATCAAGAAACACCTCACGTTTATATTCTTCAAAAGCGGCCGGATCAACGGTTTCTAGAAACCTACTAAACGACATTGACACGCCGCAATTATGACAAGTATAGGTATACTTACCACCTTTACCGAGGATATATCCCCGAGCCTTTGTTTTACTTTTACGCGAATCCCCACAAATTGGACACCGCATATTCCAAACGTTATCGTCCTTCTTTGCAAACATTGAAAGACGAGGAGCCAAACCACCAATATATTTAAGATCAATCCATTGCATAATAAAAACCCCTACAATCTTAGCGATTATAGGGGTTGTTTAATGGAACGTCAACAGTTATTTGACGAAATGTGATACAAGGAAACCAAGGACAGCAGCACCACCGGCGATCATCCACCGCCACTTTTCTAGAGAGGTAAGACGCCGATCCATGTCGACTATCTTCTCCATCATCTCTTTATGCTGTTCTTTTGAGTCTTTACGAAATTCTTTCAACTCATTTGCAACGTTGGATAATTGATTTTCCAAAACCGCTATCCGTGAGGTAGTATCAA